TAAATTGTTTGTAATAGTTATTAATTACTTCTCTTGCTCTTTTTTCAGTAATGCCTGTAGTGCGAGCAAGTTTCTGTGCACCACCGCCGTACGCTGTCAGGAAGTTAACTCCCTTACCCAACTGTCGTTCCTCGGAAGTTACATCAGCGACTGGTTTGTTTAGGACAAGGGCGGCAGCGCCAGCATGGATGTCCTGCTCTTCAAGGAAGAACTTACTCATATTCTTATCCTTAGAAAACATGCACATAACCCTTAGTTCAATCTGATCATAGTCAGCCACGAGCAATGTATGACCGGCTGGTGCTACGAACAAACTCCGGATGCTGGAATCTCTTGGAATGTTTTGAAGATTGGGGTTACTAGAAGACAGACGACCAGTTGCAGTTCTGTGGAGATGGTATGAGGGGTGAAGGCTGTTGTTGACCAACTTTAGAAGAAGGCTGTCAACATAGGTTGACTTCATCTTCTTTACTTCTTGCCACTCTAGGATTAGGGGAATAAGTGGGTGAGCGTTTTCAATGAAGCGCAATGCTTCTTCGTCAACAGAGGACGCACCTTTAGCAGTCTGCTTGTGGGACTTTAGACCAAGACCACCGTCTGCTTTGCTTTTAAATAAGAACTCTTGCTTACTCTTGTTGCTATCGGGGTTGAATCCTAGGGGGGTGAACTGGGACATCTCATTTAAGAGATCGCGCATGCGACCATCTAGTTCCCGACCAAGGACAACCATGGCACTTTTTTTGACAGGAATACCAATGTCTTCCATGTCCATAATGACACGGAGTACAACCATGTCTTGATCAAGGGCGTTCCGTAGACCTTCTTTGTTCTTGATCTTGTTCCACAGTCGCTTGTAAAGCATCCATGTCCAGCGGACATCTAGGTGGACATATTTGGTAGCCGATGAGAACGCCACGGTATTGATGATCTTGCCGAGTTTGCCCTCTTTGTAATAGGCGTCGTGCCCGTCATAATTGTGGGCGATTAAATCTGTCAGGCTGTAGCCACGGAGATTCTCATTCACGATGTGTTGCATGAGCATCGTGTCCATAAATCCTGACAAAGGTAACTCAACATTTAGATACTTGCGAATAGAGCGGGCGTCAAACTTGACATTGTGACCCACCTTGATGATATTTGGGTCAGAGAATAAGGGTTCTAATGCTGTAAACACATCAGAACGAGATAGTTGTTCGGGTGGTGCGCTGAATACAGCGGGGATGCGGTAACGAATCTTTGCCTCGGACTCAGTCCCATCCTTTTTTAGTTTGCGGTAGCCAGTAGGGGGAACGGTTGAACCGTCGCCAACTTCTTCGGGGACAATGATCTCACCGCATAAATGTCCCATTGGTATAGCCCAGGAATGACCATCGGTGGCTATACCAATCCAAAAGACTTCGTTACGCAAGGGATCAAGGGCGATGATACCTCGCCACTTTTCCATCAGTCGTTCTTGCGTGGCTTCTCTAACCGCTGGGGAAGTAGTCACCATGTCGGCTAGGTGTTGCTTGAGTTCAGTGTTAAATGCATTCATGGCGTCAGCATGACGCTCAACTATCCCGCGTGTCTCCACATCAAATGCAAAAGCACCTACGCTTTGCACGATCTTAATGATCTCATGAATTTCTTCAATCGTAGAAACAACAAGGGGAGGGGCTATTAGACCCCTCCCCTCGCTACGAATATCTACGCTCATTCTTCAGACGAAATGGCGAGTAATTCTTTGCGGTTGGGAATCGGGATAATCTCTTCCGTATAAGCACTCCGAAGAAACTTGCCTAATTCATCATCGCTCAAGTCCTGAACGCCCCATTCCTCTTCAAGGTCACGAGCCTTTACCAACTGATGGTTGGTAGCGGTGGTCGCACCCTTGCCTGAGCGTGAAACCGCCCAGTAGTGCTTGGGGAGAGGTCCTTGGCGAGGATCATCATTGAAGTTCTTCAACTGGTCAATGACGCGTGAGCCAACTTCGTATGAGCGAAGTACAGGTTCTTCACCTTGAGTCAACAGGACCACATTGAATGCGAACTTGTTGCTGGGCTTGTTACCTGATTCGCACAATGGGCATCCACGATCATCAATATTGGCGATGCAAGTGAATGACTTCTGACCAGTGCGCTCCATCCAGTGTTGGCGATAGGCGGCGTATGGTGCGGCTTCAAGGAACTTGATAATGATTGGCTCTTCAGCAATCTTGAGGCGCTGTGCGTATGACGAGTCGGTAACGCTTGACTTCAACTGGGAGACGCCTTCCCAACCACCGCGAATTACTTTGCGGGGTGCGGGTTCCGCTTTTGCGGGCTTACGCACGGGGGCATCGTCGTCGTCATCGTCATCCTCAATGGCTCGTGACTTTCGTGGGGCTTCATATGCGACTTCGTCTTTTTCAAAAGCGTCGTCGTCATCATCGTATCTGGGCATGATTTTTCTTTCTCGTGTGTGTTTGTGTTTGTTGGTTACTTGTCAGGCGCCTATTGGCGACCGATAAGTTCTTGGTGACCGAGCATATCTTGCGATTTGCTGTTCGGCGCGTTTTTCTTAATAATTTCCCAAGTCACTTGGGCCAATTAGTTATTGCGTAATGTCTAAAGTCATTCCAGTGCTTGGAGTTTCTGTCGTCCAAGTTGAAGCGCTGTATACAGTCTTTCAGGAATTCTACTTGCTTGCGAGTATACAGGCGACGACCCTTGGGTACTTTGTTTGGTAACTGAGATTTCCGAGGTGCGGATGTCCTGTAGTTGGTCTTTGGTATCCACCCTTGATGCTCCCACATTCTTAGTGTACTTGCTGATCGGTTGATTGCTTTTCCTGCTTCGCCAATTGTGAACATTTCTACATCTACGCCATTAATGCGATAATTCTTAGATTGTGCGCCATTAATAGTATTGACTGCAATTGGTTTGTTTTTACCTCTATTTTTAGGTGGGCGGGAACCAGGCCAGTCAGGCAATCCTCCCATTAGTTCAATTGGGTCAATCCCCATTTTAATCCTCGTAATTAGAAATGTTTAGTCCTCGTAATTAGAAATATCATCAGCCAAATTATCACACCATTTGACTAATCGTTCCTGCTCATCTAGTGAAACACCAGTATCAGGATCGCATAACGCAATGGCTAGGTCTTCAGTGGGACATACAGAGATTACTCGTAAAAGACTAACGATGGCATCCATTGTTAGGATGAACTCGGAGTCTCCTTCGCGGGCTTCTTGGTTGTCATTATGAACGGGACGACGCCACCAGTGTGTCGGGAACACAGAGGTGGTCCGTTCGTTGGGATCATCGTCTCCAGTAGAGAGCCACATTTCGGACATTCCCATCTCCCGGGAGGTACTTGATCGGTTGTTGACTTAGACATGACTGCCTCCCTTTGTTTTAAGGTTATCATGTATTACTTTTTAGGTTCAATGACCTTAAAAGCCCACGATTCCTTTTCGGAGTACAGTTCCTGGATTTCTGATTGCAATTCGGGGTGTTCCCAAGCCACGGTAGCGAGGGCATCTTCATCCAACATCTGAACGGTGACGGATATCTGATCCCACAGGTCGTTCTTCTCAGCCCATTCGCGGGCTGACTCATGGTTCAAGGAAACTGAGACGCGACGCTCGCGCTTTAATTGAATACCACCCTTGGTCTCAATCCACTTGCTTCCCTTATGGTCGGCATACCCATCAGTGTCAACTAGCGCCGACAACTCTTTTTTCAATTCGTCGGTACGGGCAGTGGCTAAATCACTGAAGGTCTTTGACTTGAGGTATTCCTCGGTAAGCCTTTGGATGTAGTTGTCCTCAGACGGTGATGGTTCTTGTCTAATAATTTTGGGCATTTGGTCCTCCTGGGTTGATTTGTAAATATAGCGCGCAGATTACCAATTCGGCATTTGCGTTGAGTTTATTAATCCGAGTTCTATTTCATTATTGGTCATGTCACCAATGTCTTTGGCGGTAGTTCCCGAATAATCCCACCACCATACACCTTTGCGGAAGTATGGCAAGGATTTAAAGAACTTCTTTGATGATTGTTTTCCAGCATCATCGTTATCCATTGCGATGATTACCTTGTCAGCAACTGATGCTAAGAGACCGATCTGCTTAGAACTAACAGCCGCCCCAAAAGTCGCTAAGGCTTGTGGCTTGTCAAAGACACTGGCAAAGCGCACAACATCAAGTGGGGATTCCACCAAGATTGCTGTACCGCCCTTGAAGCGTTCAATGCCAAACAGGCTCTCAGATTTCTTGACACCAACTGGGAAGTTGCGAACCCAGTCCTTAGCCTTGGTCTGCCATCCCTGTAGGTCGCCAAACTGGTTAACGATAGGGATAATCCAAGCGGCTCGCTCCGTATCCCATCGGATACCATGACTTCGGGCTTGGTCGGGGTCAATTGCTCGCTTCCTGAGTTCTGTCTCGGGCGCGGCACCAAACTTTGAAAATGAAATCCAATCAACTTCGGGTTTCTTTTTAACAACTTCTACCTCAGAAGTAAGTCTTTCTAAGTTGCGGTCAATCAGAAAGTGATGGACAGCCATAATCGCATCTGGTTCTCCAGTTAATTCTGAGACCAGCATGCTCAATGTTCCGCGGGCACCGCATGAGAAACAAATCCATAGACCAGTCTCTGCACTCATGCTCCATGATGGGGAACCATCATCGCGTCCCGTGACGCGCTTATGCACGGGACAGCGTCCTGAGATTTCCTTGCCCTCGGCACGGCGAATATCTACGCCGAGTGATTTGAGGACATTCCCAAGATCAGTCAAATGCGTCTCCGACACCATAGCCATCCGCAGTCACCTCCGAGAAGTCCATGTTCTCCCAGTCCCACTTGATATGTACTTCACCTGTGGGTGCGGAACGAGCCGCGACTACGCGAATGATTGCTTGATCGTCTAAGTCAGGGTTACGCTCAACGCCGAGTACTAGGTCTGCGTCTTGCACGAACGACGATGAGTAACCAATTGCGTCGGTAGTAATTGCTCGCGTCTTCTTGTTACCAAGTTTCCAACCAAGAGCCTGCGTCGTTGCCACAACAGGAATGTCAAGTTTCTGAGACATACGCTTTAGACCACGGGTGATATTGGTTAATGCCTGCGGGCTTCCTTTGGCTTCACCTTCCTCATCGTCCATGAGATACACACCGTCAACGATCAATAAGTCAGGTGAGTACTCCTTGACCTTGCCCGTAAGGGCTGAGATAGTCGTGAGTGACGAGGTGTCTTCACTGAAGATAAACGGTTGCATGTTCTTGCGTTGCATGAGGGAGCGACGAATGCGTTCCATTTCTTTGTTATCTAACTCACCACGAAGAATCTTGTTGAATGGGGTCTTGGAGATGATTGCGTCGTAACGCGCTTCTTGTTCCTCAATGCTCATTTCAAACGAAACGAACATGGGAATCTTGCCATGGATGTGGCAAGAGTTAGCAATGATAAGAGCAAACAAAGACTTACCACGCTTTGGCTCACCCACGAATACAACGAACTGTTGCGGTCTGAGACCTGAAGTAATTCTGTCTAAACCAAAGAACCCTGTTGGGATACCGCGCAGGGAGTTTGGTGTGCTACGCATTTCTTCGTAGCGCATAACGCGAGTTTCCCAGTTTTGGATGATGTCAATATCCCGCATGCGGGACACTTCAACCGCGGCTGTTTGGATACCAACCGTCAGTGTGTCTAGGGCATCTTTGGTACGACCAACATTCAACAATGGCATTGTTGTTGAGATGACCTCAATCAAACGGTGCTGAGTATGCGCCTGAAAGATTTCCTCAATGAGTCGTGAGAATGTTTCAGCCTCGGCGTCATACAACTGGATGTCGGCGTACTGTGACTTGAATACACGCGCTGTTGGTACGGCATTGTGTTCTCGGTAAAAGCCCGTAAGCCAATGCCACACGCCCTGC